GCCGCACCAAGTGGCAGGCTGACACGGTCGACGGGATCTGGCTCGACGAAGAGCCGCCGATGTCGATCTACAGCGAAGCGCTGACGCGCACCAACGCGACCAATGGCCTGGTGTTCGTCACCTTCACGCCGTTGATGGGTATGTCCGATGTAGTGCGCCGCTTCCTCCTGGACAAGCCAGGCGGCACCACGGTCACCAACATGACCGTCCACGACGTGGAGCACTACAGCGTCGAGGAGCGTGAGCGGATCATCGCCAGCTACCCAGAGCATGAGCGGGACGCGAGGACCAAGGGCATCCCATCGATGGGCTCTGGTCGGGTGTTCCCCCTGGCTGATGAAGCGGTGGCGATCCAGCCGTTCCAGATACCCGCTCACTGGCCTCGCGTCGTGGGCATCGACTTCGGTATCGACCACCCTACCGCAGCGGTGTGGCTGGCGTGGGACCGTGACAGCGACACCCTGTACGTCACCGACACTTACCGGGTCAAAGACACATCGATCGTGCAGCACGCTGCCGCGATTCGCACTCGAGGCGAGTGGATACCGGTCGCCTGGCCGCATGACGGCCTTCAGCGCGACAAGGGGTCAGGCCAGCAGCTGGCCGCACAGTACAAGACGCAGGGCCTGGCCATGATGAGAGACCGAGCCACCTTTGAGGATGGCAGCAATGGCCTGGAAGCCGGTGTTGCCCAGATGCTGGAACGCATGCAGACCAGACGGTTGCGGGTGTTCAGCCATCTCACTGAGTGGTTCGAAGAGTTCCGGCTGTATCACCGAAAAGACGGCCTGATCGTCACGAAAGTCGATGACCTTATGGCGGCCACGCGATACGGTATGATGATGCGCCGAATGGCGAAGACACAGTCCGAAACGGGCACCCAGCGCTTCCACGCAGTGGTAGAACCGTTTGGCCTCTTTGATCCAGTAGCAGGGTACTGATATGCACACGCCCGAAGAAATCGAGCAGAACGACGAGCAAGACCGGCTGAACAAGTTGCAGGCCTTTGGTCAATCCATGGGCCGTCAGCGCGACAAGTGGGTCCGTGCCAGGTACGCGCTGGGCGTCGACAAGCGCTGGAGCGAAGACGAGGACCAGTACGACAGCAAGGACAACATCAACAAGGCGGCCAGCCAGATGATGACCAGCGTCGAGCAGGGCTACCCTGTCACCACGCAGGGCGCCAAGCCGCACCGCTCGACCGTCTACATCGGCCTGACCAGGCAGAAGACTAACGCCGCTGAGGCGCGATTCACCGACATCATCCTGCCCACGGACGACCGCAACTGGGGCATCAAGCCGACACCCGATCCGCTGATCAGTGAGCTAGTACAAGACGGCCAGGAAGCCATTGACCCCATGACCGGCGAGACCGTCACGGATCAAGAGGGCAATCCGGTGCCGATGAAGATGATTGCTCGGGCGATCATGCGCGACACCTCCGACAAAGCCAAAGCCATGCAGACCGAGATCGAAGACCAGCTGGTCGAGTGCGACTACAACGGCGAGCTGCGCAAGATGGTCCACGATGCTGCCAAGCTTGGCACCGGTGTGCTCAAAGGCCCAGTGGTGACCAACCGATTCCGCAAAGCCTGGAAAGAGGTCAGCGACCCCGTGAGCGGCGAGTCCGTTCACATGATGGTCATGGTCGAAGAAGAATCCCCGTCGAGCTACCGCATTGATCCGCGAAACGTATTCCCCGATCCGGGCTGCGGCGACTGCGTCCAGAACGGCAAAGGGCTGTACGAGCGCGAAGAGCTGACGTCTCGCCGCGTGCGAGAGCTGGCCAAGCAGCCTGGGTACATCAAGGACCAGCTGCGCAAAGTGCTCGAGGAAGGACCTAAACGCAGCCACGCCATGCAAGAGATCCGCGACGAAGAACAGACAGACGTCGCTGAAGACCTGTTCGAGAAGTGGGAGTACACCGGCGAGGTCGACTACGATGACCTCAAAGCTACGGGGATGAACCTGCCGGATAAAGACCCGCTGCGGTCGATCAGCGCCACGGTGGTGATGATCAACGACACAGTGGTCAAGGCGTTCCTGAATCCGCTGGAAGACGGCTCGCTGCCCTACGACGTATTTGTCTGGGAGAAGGCCGGCAACACAGTGTGGGGATACGGCGTCCCGTACCTTATGCGCGCACAGCAGAAGGTGCTCAACGCCGCCTGGCGCCAGATGATGGACAACGCCGGCGTGAGCAGTGGCCCGCAGATCGTCGTCAAGCCCAACCTGATCCAGCCGGCCGACAAGACCTGGAACCTGTCAGCCCGCAAGATCTGGTTCGCCACCGACGACCTGGACGACGTGCGCAAAGCCTTTGCGACCTTTGAATTCAACAGCCACCAGGCTGAGCTGGCCAACATCATTGAGATGGCCATGAAGCTGGCTGACGCAGAGACCGGCGTTCCGACGCTGATGCAAGGTGAGCAGGGCACAGCGCCTGACACCGTGGGCGGCATGCAGATGCTGATGACCTCGGCCAACGTCGTACTTAAACGACTGGTCAAGCAATTCGACGACATGGTGACCAAGCCGCACATCCGTCGGTGCTACGACTGGAACATGCTTTACAATGAAGACAGCAGCATAAAAGGCGACTTCAGTATAGACGCCAGGGGCAGCTCGACGCTGATCGTGCGAGACATTCAGAACCAGGCGTTCCTGCAACTGCTCGCTGCTGCCGGCAACCCGATCTACGCCAAGTACATAGACCCGAAGAAACTGTTTGAGCGAGCGCTGCAGGCGCAGCACGTCGACCCGGCGGAGATCTTCAAACCCGATGAGGAGATCGAAGCAATCCTCGAGGCAGAGCGTAACGCCGCTCAACAGGGCCAGGCTGAAGATCCTCGCGTCATTGCGGCCAAGATCCGCGCACAGACAGACGTACAGCGCGTCCAGGCTCAGAACGAAGGCGACGCACTGGAGCTGCAGACCCGCTTGCAGATCGCGCAGGAAGGCATCCGCGCCAGGCGCGAAGAGCGGCAGCAGATGATCGAGCTGGAGATGCTGAAGCTGGCCAACGCGCAGAACCTGTCCCTGGAACAGATCAAAGCGCGCCTGGGTGAGACCGCGATCAAGGAGCGCAGCAAGCAGAACCTGTTCGCCGCTGAGCGTCGTCTGAAGATGCAGACCGGGAGCGGGATATGAGCAAGGGGCTGATCAAGAGCCAGATGAAGTGCAACGCTCCCAGGTCGACGCCTGACCACCCGAAAAAGAGCCACGTCGTCAAGGCGTGCGCGGATGGGAAAGAGAAAATCATCCGCTTTGGCCAGCAAGGGGTGAAGGGCTCGCCGGACGAGCAACATAGCCAAGGGCAAGATGAGCGCGGCCTACTGGGCCGACAAGGTGAAGTGGTGATGAGAGGGCTATACGCGAACATCCACGCCAAGCGTGAACGAATCAAAGCCGGATCGGGTGAAAGAATGCGCGAGCCAGGCAGCAAAGGGGCGCCGACCAATGAGTCCTTCAAGGCGGCAGCCAAAACCACCCGTAGCGGGCTGATCAGCAAAGCAATGAGGAACAAGTAATGGCGACAATACAGTTTTCAAACACCAGAGACGGCGCGATTGTGGTGACCTGGCCCGCCCTTGCGGGCACTGACGACGGTTCGCCGTTTCGAGTTCCTTCCTCGGCGGACCTCACGTTCCAGGTAGCCGGCACGTTTGGCGGAGCGACCTGCACGGTGCAGGGGTCCAACGACGGCACAAATTGGAACACGTTGACAGCAAAGAGCGGGACAGCCGGCATGGCTTACACCTCAGCGGCAAGCGGCGCGTGCAATGAGAACCCGTTGTTTGTGCGCCCGCTTATCTCCGGTGGAAGCGGTAGCGCACTGACAGTCACCCTGGCGGTGTTCCCCAAATACGCCAGGACGGGGTATTGATCATGAAAAAGACAGGCATGATGGTCGCCATGATCTTCGTGGCACGGGATCTGACGCATCGGCAGCACCTGCGCACCACGTCGTACGCAGAGCATGTGGCGCTTGGCGCTTTTTATGAAGGCGTCATTCCGCTGGTCGACGGTTTCGTCGAGGCGTACCAGGGGCGGTTCAATGAGCTGCTGGACATCCCTCTCGGCGACAACGAGTTCGAAGGCGACATAAGCGACATCCTGGAACAGCAGGTGGCCTGGATCGATGACAACCGAGCGCAGATCTGCCCGAAGACCGAAACGGCGCTCAACAATTCTCTCGATGAGATTGTGACGCTGTACCAGTCTACGCTGTACAAATTGCGTTTCCTGGCTTAGGATTGTCTTTAATATCAACGGCGTAAGAGCACACATATGCTTAAGTTAGCGCCTGAAGAGTGGTTCAAAGTTGCAAACTGGGCCACCGAAGAACTAGAC